CAGCGTTTCATAAATATCTATTATGGTATTAACTGCCAATAACAAAATTAATCAAGGAGAATAAAATGGCAATTCAAATCTCTCCAGGAGTAAATGTATCAGAAGTTGATTTAACAACTGTAGTTCCTTCTGTACTTACTACTGCCGGTGCATTTGTTGGAAATTTTAAATGGGGTCCAGCCAATGTAGTTAAAACAATTGATAGTGAAATTACTTTAGTAAACACTTTTGGTAAACCAGATACTGATTCGGCTGTATCATTTTTTAGCGCAGCCAATTTCTTGGCTTATGGTAACAATTTGAATGTCGTTCGTGTCGTTGGCAATTTATCAAACAATGCAACATGTAGCGCAAATACAATTCAAGTAGAAAACGAAGATGAGTTCCAAGTAAACTATTTGGGCCAAAATAACGCAAATACATATGGCCCATTCATCGCACGTTATATTGGTGACTATGGAAACAATCTTAAAGTTTCTGTTTGTGCAAACAACGCAACATTCTCTAGCTGGCCATACAGCAGTTATTTCACTTCTGCACCAGGAACATCAGAATATGTTTCTAATGCAGGCGGTTCAAATGATGAAATGCACATTATTGTTGTTGACGAAACAGGCGCAATTACCGGTACAGCAAATACAGTATTGGAAAAATTTGGTTTCGTTTCTGCCGCTATTGATGCATCAATCAACGGAGAAAGTAATTTCTATAAACAAGTTATATTTGATAGATCAAAGTATATTTACGCAATTGATCCAATTGATTTTGGCGCAACATCAGCCACATGGGGAACAACAGCTGTAAACAAGACATTTGTAAATCCATCAGGCAATGAAACATGGTATCTAAGTGGAGGTTCAAATGTTGTTCCTTCATCAGGAAATATTAATTCTGGATGGGCATTGTTTGGCAACAAAGAAACAACCGACATATCTCTTGCAATTACAGGAAATGCATCGGTCGCAACACAACAATATGTTATCGACAATATTGCTGAAAATCGCCAAGATTGTATCGCTTTTGTTTCCCCTCCATCGTCAAGCGTGGTAAACCAAGCAGGAAGCGAAACAACAAACATTTCCAACTGGTTGACAGCTCTTTCTAGATCAAGTTCATACGCAGTTGTCGATTCTGGTTGGAAATATCAGTTCGACAAATACAACAATGTATACCGTTACATTCCATTGAATGCTGATATTGCTGGATTGTGTGTTCGCACAGATAGCCAACGTGATCCATGGTTCTCACCAGCCGGTTATACACGTGGTGGAATCAAAAACTGCATCAAATTATCTTGGAATCCAAACAAAGCAAATCGTGACACTCTATACGCAAAAGGTGTCAACCCTGTTGTTTCATTCCCAGGTCAAGGAACTATTCTTTATGGCGACAAGACCTTGTTGAGCAAGCCTTCCGCTTTCGACAGAATCAATGTTCGTAGATTGTTCATCGTTCTAGAAAAAGCAATCGCACAGGCAGCACAATTCTCATTGTTCGAATTGAATGACGAGTTTACCAGAGCACAATTTATTAGTTTCGTAACACCATTCTTGCGTGACATTCAAGGTCGCCGTGGTATCTATGACTTCAAAGTAGTTTGTGACACAACAAATAACACACAACAAATTATTGATTCAAATCAGTTTGTTGGTGATATTTACATTAAACCTGCTCGTTCTATTAACTACATTCAGTTGAATTTTGTTGCAGTAGCTACTGGTGTTGACTTCACAACAATCGTTGGCGCAGTCTAATAAATAATACCACAAGGAGAACAAAATGGCTTTTAATGTAACAGATTTCAGAGCAAATATGATTGGTGACGGTGCTCGTCCCAATCTGTTTAAAGTGGGTTTGTCTTTACCATTCTACATTGACGGTGGCAATGAAGCTGCTAGAAAAATTGAATTCATGGCTAAAACATCACAGATTCCTGGTTTTACAATCGGAACTGTGCCTGTTTATTATTTTGGTCGTGAAATGAAATTTGCTGGCAATAGAACATTCGCAGATTGGACAATTACCGTCATCAACGATGAGGACTTCAAGGTACGTGATGGTATGGAAAGATGGATGAACGCCATGAATAGTCATGCAGGAAACGTTAGAAACGCACAAGCAGTTTCTAATGGAGCAGGCGCAGGAACAATTGGTGGTTATACAACAGATGCAACAGTTTACCAATTCGGTAAAACTGGTGACATTCTGAGAAAATACAACTTTGTTGGAATTTTCCCAATCGATATGACACCTATTGATTTGGATTGGGGTTCAAATGATTCTATTGAAGAATTCTCTGTGACCTTTGCTTACCAATACTGGTCTGCTGATTCCACAACCTGATAATATATAAGGAGGGCTTGTCCCTCCTTTTATGTTTTTTTGATTTCGTTATTTACAAATATAAAACATGGCAAATTTAAATAAATTTTCACTTTTCGGTTTCACAATATCCCGTGAAAAGGAAGAGTTGCAGGATGCAGCTCAGCCTTCCTTTGCGCCGCCGACAGCGGATGATGGCGCATTAACTATACAATCTGCTGCTTATTATGGAACATATGTTGATTTAGATGGTACTGCAAAGAATGAAGTAGAACTCATTTCACGTTATCGTGAAATGTCTATGCAGCCAGAAATTGAATCGGCAATAGATGATATAGTTAATGAAGCTATATGTCAAGACGATGATGGCATAACAACCAATATTGTTTTGGACAATCTAAAACAACCAGAAAAAATTAAAAAAGCCATTAAAGAAGAATTCAATACTGTAGTAAGATTATTGAACTATAATAAAATGGCTCAAGATATTTTCCGTCGATATTATGTTGATGGAAGAATGTTCTATCATATGATTATTGATAGAGAAAATCCTACTGAAGGTATTAAAGAACTGCGATATATTGATCCACGTAAACTCAGAAAAGTACGTGAGATTAAAAAGATGAAGGATGAAAGAACTGGTGCAGAAGTTCCAGTTACAGTTAACGAATACTACATCTATAACGATAAGGTCGTTACTGGAAGTTCTTCCAACTATGGTCCCGTCGGAGTTAGAATCACAACAGACTCTATCATCTCCGTCGTTTCTGGCCTTATGGATTCACGCCGTGCAGTTGTTCTTTCTTATCTACACAAAGCAATCAAACCACTTAATCAGTTGCGTATGATTGAAGATGCGACAGTCATCTATCGTATTTCAAGAGCACCAGAACGCCGTATTTTCTACATTGATGTTGGTAACTTACCAAAACTAAAAGCAGAACAATATTTGCGTGATATCATGATCAAATATAAAAATAAATTGGTCTATGATGCAAAC